ATGGGCACTTCGACTTTATCGGAAGCGATTCTTTTCGCGTTTTGTTCGCAGCGGGGAGCGTCTTTGGGACTGGTGATGGCCGATGACGAAGAAGGCGCCTCGGACATTTTCAAAATGAACGAGGTGTTCTACGAGGAACTCGCGCGGAATCACCCGTCGCTGACGCCTCTCCGAAGCCGGTCGGATGAACGGCGCATGGAATTTCCGGCCAAGCGTTCCTCCATCCGCATTGAGACGGCGAAGAATAAGCGCGCCGGACGAAAATATACTTACCGTTACGCGCATTTGACCGAGTGCGCCTTTTACCCGAATTTTTCCACTCTCATGGCGGGATTCCTGCCGTCGGTTCCCGATCAGCCGGAAACGATCATCATCCTGGAAACGACCGCCAACGGTTTGGGCGACTTTCACAAATTCTGGATGGAAAAAAGGAGATTGGCGGAGGAAGGAACCACCGATTGGGTCCCGGTATTCATTCCTTGGAAAGAACAAGCGGAATATCAGCGTCCTTTCTATGACGCCGTGACGCGCGCGCGCTTTGAAGCCTGCCTCACGGTCGATGAAAAGTTGATTATGAACCTGCACAAGCTGAATCTTGAGCAGATGAACTGGAGGCGGCATCAGATCGCCGACGTTTATAACGGAGACCAGGAAAAATTTGAAGTCGAATACCCGCTCTCGGACCGGGAAGCCTTCAAGTCCACTTCCCGCGCCGTCTTTCCGCCGCGACTGGTGGAACCTCAGCGCGTTCATCTCCTGGTAGCTCCAAAGTTTCGCGGAGAACTTGAAATCGTAGACCGGCGGTCCGTTCCGGTTCCGGACCCGAAAGGATTTCTTAAAATCTATAAGGAGGTCCAGCCCGAATGGCAATATGTGATTGGCGCTGACGCCTGTGAATCGGCGATTTCGCATGATGAAGCGTGCATCCAGGTATTGGCCCGTCCCAGTTGGGAGCAGGTGGCTCATCTGCACGGACACATCGCTCCGGACGACTTGGCTGTGAAATTATTCGCCTTGGGTCGCTACTACAACTTCGCGCTCATTGCTCCGGAACGCAACGGTCCAGGCGCCGTCACGGTTCAGAAGCTGATCGATCTTTTTTATCCGAATCTCTGTAAGACGACGAAACTGGCGTTCAACGATTCGGGGCACATGGGCGAAACCGAAGAGATCGGATTTCATACCAACGCCAAAACCAAGCCGCTCATTATCGATAAGTTGTCCAGTTCCCTGCGTGATCTGCTTCTGGTGATTCACGACGAGAAAACATTGGACGAAATTTCGACTTACGTGGTCACGGGCCAGACGGAGGACGGCTACACCAAGATGGCCGCCGAAGAAGGGCACCGGGACGACTGCGTCATTGCGCTTGCCATCGCGACATGGTATTGTCATCAAATCAAACCCATGCAGAAGAGCCAGGAAATCACGCAGACCAGTTACATGTCCAACACGCGCAGCGGTTATGGATGAGAAAGGACGTGCTTCATGCGGTCTCTGACGCGCGATGGATCAGGATGAATCCCCGTCATATCTCAGTATTTTTTCATGAAGAGAAATCCTACAATTGTCCGGACTGCCAAGGTCCCATTGAGCGCGCTCATATCCACGGTTGGTTCTGGTGGTGCGAGAAATGCAAAAAAGAATGGCCGCTTTACGTTCTCGAAGAAAAAGGAATAGCGGTGAAGGCCGAAGCCGAAAAGGTCGAGGAGAAACTGCTTGGAAAAATCATGAATAAGGTGAAAGGAGTTTTCGGTGCTTAAAGGTGACGCTTCTTTTTCACAGGCTTATGGACGGGCCCGGAAAGCCATGGGTTACAAAGATCACGCGTCCAAGGCCCGGGTTCATCGGAAAAGAGGCGACGCGTCGCTGGGAAAAGACAAGGTCAAAGGCGCGAAACGTCCGGCCAACAAAACATAAATGCCGCTGAAAAAAGGATCGTCCGCCAAAACCAGAAGTCAAAACATCCGGGAATTCCATCAGGGAAAGACTTATTCCAAAACGAGGAAGAAATTTGGGAAAGCGCGCGCGGACAAACAGGCCATCGCCGTCGCTTATGCGCAAGCCAGGAAATCACGCGGTGAGTCCGCGGGAACTCACTAAAGGAGATATCTAATGGAAGAATCGTCTACGAGGGAAACAAAAGCGGAAAACAAAGAGAGCGCGGAAGTTCCTGCGATCCCCGTCAATTCGGAAGTTCCTCCGATCCCCCTCAATTCGGCGGTGGTTAAAGACGGGGTGATGACCGTGACGCTTTATCTGGAACGTTCCGACGCGGGGTTCGCTGAGGCCATTGGATCGTTGGATTTGTCCAAGGACTTGGTCAAAAATTATTTCACGCAGAAGACGTTGGCCGAAGCCGCCTTGCGTGCGCGCTCGACGATGCGGATCATCCGACCATCACCGGATGGGAATTAATGGCGACGAAGACCTTGTCCAAACGGAGGCGGTCAAAAAATGCTAGGTTCATGTCCCGTTCGATGTCTCGAACGCCCGTGGTCACTTCGATTGTCAACGTCACGGTTCATGAAGCGGCCATGAATTCAGCCGATGCGGAAATTCAAAGGCTCTTGATGAGGAGGATTGTGTGAACGGAAAAAAAGGTGGACGGAAAGGACATCACAAGTTGCGGGGTCCGGTCAAGAACCGGAAAGAAGGCGTTTCGCCGAGATCGATAAATCGCAATACGATGCCGCCCGCGGTAGCGAATCCCGCCGATAAAGCCTTGGGTGAACTGCGCGGTTATCGGTGAGAAAACGAAAGCAGAGATTTTCTAAAGAGAACTGGGAAAAGTTGATCGCCAGCGTCCGACAGGCGCCAGAAGTTCAGGCTCCCAAGGAAGAATCCAAAGTGGAAGTACACATTCATAATCATCCAGTCCAGGCGGAATTTAACCGTGAAATGAATTCGGCAGATATCGCCATGAACCGATTACGGGAAGGAGTTCTCAGACCATGAAAAAAAGAGCGCGTAAAGAGAAAGTATCGACCCCGGTCAAGATGCGCGTCGGAGGTCAGTTTAAGGACATGCGCGTGCATTCTGACGATATCCGTGATTTTAAAGTGGACAGCGAACCCTCTTTCCGAATGAAAGCAGAGTCTGACGAAGCCGAGAACCGGGCAGATATCGAGTTACGAAAACTCGTATCCAAGAAAGGTGTTTTCCCGTCTTATGGAAATGCCGGTCTCAAAACCAATATCGACCGGAGATACCGTTGATGGCGCGGAAGCGGGATATGCCGGACCTGATGGGACGATTTTTGGTAAGACTCAAGAGATTTCGTCGAAGTTGATGAATTGCAATCAACATGAAGTCCGGATCAGCGGAGACTAAAATGCGGAGGAAGGTCAATGGCAAAAGGAAGAACCGGAAAATACCGTACTAAAAAAACTGCGTCCGTCGGATCGACAATTGATAAGGCCAGGAATATCGGCCGTGGTCTGGAAAAGTCCGGAAAGGGCTTTGAACGGTTCAAAAAAATGCAAGGAAAAACGAAATAGGGAGAAAACCCTTAAAAACGTAAGGAGAGACTCTCATCGGCCAAGAACAGTATCGCAATTCAGACATGGGTGGGAAGGGTCGTCAGGATAAGGAACCGCCAGTTGAAAAAGACCGTGCGACGGTTTCAGGCTTTAAGGAACGAATGGCCAATACTCCGGCCATGAAGTGGGCCGGAAAACCCGGTCCCGTTTCACGACCGACCTAATTCGATGCCAAACGTTCTAGAGCGAGACGAACAGATCGCTCTGGGTGTCACGCCGCCGCCTCCCAAGGAAAAGGAGACGGCGCCGCAATCTAAGATCCGGAAACTCGCGGTCTTGGAAAGCGGTATTTATCGTCGTCGGATCAAGTTAAACGAAGCCGATCATAAGCGCGTGGTCGATTTGCTCTCCGACTGCGTTCGAGAATGGGATTCAAACACCAGCCAGCTTCGGCGAAAACTGCTCAAATACAATATGCGTCTGGAAGGAATTTCTTCTCCGAAGAACGATCCTTGGCCGGGCGCATGTTCGTTGATGGTTCCGTTGATCGAGATTCATATTGTAGGTCTTCATTCCTTGATCTCGGCCACCATGCTCGATAACGATCCGCTCTGGTTCGTGAAGGAAATGGTCCCACCCACCGCCGCCAATCAGGAAGAAGTCGATCCGAACATTGAATGGTTTTTAAACTACAAGTCCAAAGTAGAACTAGCGATTGACGATGCGTTATCAGAAGCGTTTTACAACGCGCTCTCGACGCCGCTGGGCATTGCCTGTCTTGACTGGGTGGAAGAAAAGGCCAAAGAATTTCGCGTCGAGGCTTATGAAAGCGTCGAAGAGTTCCAACAGGATTACTCCAGCCCAGAAGAGGCGGGAATTTCGGAGAAACAGTATACGAGCTATATTCAGGACTTGATCGCTGGAAAACAGGTGCAAGTCAAAGTCGAAGAAGAAGTCGTCCGGTTTCGCGGCGCGAGACTACGCATCGTTGAACTCAAAGATTTTGTGCGCGTTCCGGTCGATGGCCCGAATTTGGATTACGATGTTTTTGTGGGGGATATATTCCGGCAGCGGGCGAATCATTTTCGGGTGGGCGCGAACTGCGATTGGTTCGATAAAGATGAAGTCGAGAAGATGTTAAAACAAACGGACGGACCCGAAGGTCTGGATATCATTTCCCAGCAGCAGAACCGCCTTGAAGGGATTTCGACCACGACCATCCGCAAATCAGACGAGTTTATGCCGGTCCGGGGAAACTTGCGCATTGACTTAAACGATGACGGCGAAGAAGAAATGTATCACGTCGTTTTCCATCCAAAAAGCAAAGCGCTTCTCCGCATCGAAGATTATCCCTATTGGCATAACCGCATGAACTATATTCCGTTCCGCGTTCGCCGTAAATCGGGGCGGCTTTTAGGCCGATGCGTAACGGATATGCTCTGGGACTTAAACGAAGAAGCCGATACCCAGCATCATTTAAGAATTGATTCACGCGCCATCACGACCGTTCCCTCTTTTAAGAAACTTACATCGGAGACCAACATTGACTTTGCTAGAAAGGACCAACATTTCTATCCTGGCGTAGTCTTTACGGTCAATTCAAAAGACGGATTAACACAGTTGGAAGTGAAGCAGACGGATATGGGTTCGTCCATGCAGGAGGAACAGACGCTCTTTCAATTGGCCGAATGGCTGATCGGAAACTCGCCGTCGCTTAGGTCGGGAACGCCGCAAACTAGAGACCCGCGTGCTTCCGGTCGGAAAGCCCAGCTCCAACTTCAGCAGTCCAACGTCCGGGTGGACGATTACATCAAACAGCTCATGCCCTCGGTGAATGAGGTCGGATCGCAAGTATTGGAACTTTATTACCAGTTCGCGCCAGATGCGGTCATTCCCTATGCGCAGTACAGTCCTGAATCCGGTCAATGGCTCAAACATGAAATACAGCGAGTCAAACTACGGTCAAAAGCCATGCACGTTAAAGTGGCGCGGACTTCCGTCATGGACAACCCCGATGCGGTGATGCAGAGAGCGCTGGTGAATTATCAGCTCTGGAGTCGGGAACCCTTGATTGGCGGTAACATACAAAGGCGGCATGAACTGGTGAAACGCACGCTCTTCGCCGAACGCGAAAAAGATATCACGAAACTCTTGCCGCCACTTCAACAAATTCTACAAGAAATGAATCAAGCGAAGAGGCAGGCGTTAACCGACTCAGCGGCGGCGCAGTTGGGACAAGCCGTCGGAGAGAAGACCAATCAGGGCGATTCCAAAGACAAGAAAGACCTTCAAATGAAACAGGGAACACCGGAAATGACGCCTCAGACGCTTCAGAAGAAGGGAGTCGGACCGGCATGAACCTTCCTGAAGAAGACTTGGTGATTAAGATCAAGCAGATCGAGTCGGATATCGCTTACGCTAAAGAAGTGTTGCAAAAATCCGAAAAATATGAAAGGCTTATACGAGACCCTGATTTCAAGGATTTCCTAAAAGACTTTGAAGAGGGGTTTCAGATTCACGGCGATCAAGTCAATCAGTCCTTAGCCATGTTGACGGACTCCTCGCCAAGGCAGCAGGAAGACCTCTTCCGGATCATTTTGATCCATCAATCGAAGCGGGAAGCGGTCAAGGCGCTGACGGAAAGACCGATGCAGATCGTTAAATTGGCGGATGAAAAGCGCAAACAATTGCCGATTCTGGAAAAAGAACTGGAAACAATACGAGGAGAACTTTAATGTCCGCTCCTGAAAAGTCGTCGGAAACGTCTGAAGCTCCTCCGGAAATCCCCGCCGCCGCTGAAGCCATTATTAAGGCCGTCCAAGAAAGTCTTAAACCCAAAGAAATCGTTAAAGAAACTCCTGCTCCACAGCCGACGCGAGATACCGCCAAAGAACAAGCTGATTGGCGTGAAGCCAAAAAAAAGAAGATGGGATGGAACGATGTGCAGATGGATTCGTATCTGGATGATATCCGTACCGCTCAAGCGCCACTGGTGCGGGACAATGCGTTAATGAACTTGAAATCGAAACACAAGGATTTTGAGCAGTTGGAAAAGGTTTTCTTGAGCGAAGTGGAGCGCTATGAAAAAGCCGGTCGTGTAATTGATAATTCTTTAGCCGAAGAACTTTTCTTCATGGTGAAAGGAAAAGAACTATCAGCCGGACGATACACGCCGCCTGAGAGCCAACCTAAGAAAGATTTGGCCGCTTCGTCAACCGTCAGTCGACCCCCGACGCGCATTGCTCCAGCCTATAATCCGTCCGTTTCCGGTTCAGGAGATCCTGAACGTTCGGGAAGTCCTGAAATAACGGCGGAAGAAAAGGATTATCAGGAGTTCATGGATCAGTGCGCCAATCAAGTGGGGTCGACGGTTACGCCAGAGGAATACGTTAAACATCGGGAAGAAAAAAAGAAAACCCGTCAAGCCGTGGATCGCGTTGTGCCGCCGATTGACATTGATCTACGCACCGCCGGACCCGCAGATCGAGATTTAGCTAGCCTCTGGAACCGGGGATCGGTCAGACGCTAATGTTTTCCGGTCTTCATCCCAGTCCGACCGCTGGAGATGGGAAAGCGATTCTACAGGGAAAATATCATTATCCAACGGATCGTCCGGAATTGCCGGTCCGTTGCGCGATGTGCGGCTTTATTAATGATATGGATAGGACACAGCAAGGGGATACGCTCCTGACGCCTGGAATCAAATATAATGGACCCGTTACGGCGACGGTTAAACTTCCTGCTTATAATGGCGTAGCACAGGTTTCATTCTCCGATACGACTATTGAACCAGTGGTCATTAGCGGATGCGCTTTCTGTGGAAGTTTCAACGAGTACGGACGTTACGTTGGAGATGAATTCGGGACGTTAGTCGATATCGCAAACCAGTAGTTCCTACCTTTCTATCTTCCTAGTTCCTGACGTTTCATTCTATCGGTTAGGAGATTTCTATGAAATTTATTCGTGACGCCGTCGGTGGACAGCAGTACGTCGTTCCTAGACCTCTCTATGGCGCGGGAACCAATATTATTGCTGGCGCGGCTCTGGTACGCGGGGTCACTGATGGAACCAATCAAGGGTACGACGTGATCGCTCCCGTGAATACCTCCATGGCTTCCGGCCTCTTTGTGGGCGTCACTGAAGCGCTCTTTGCCGCCGCGACTCTCGATAACGATCCGACTGCCGGAACCAAGTACATCTTGACACCGGTGACTCTGAATCCTCATGCCGTTTACGAAGCCCAGTATGACAACCGGTTCGCTGCGAATGCACTCACGACAACTGGAGTCGGAGCGACAACCATCGTGGCTTCAGGTGAAAACATGGGTGGCGGATGGCTTTTTTTCGATAACTATGAGTTGCATTTCGTGGATTCATCGAGTGCTGGAACTTACACGACGAAGACTTCCACTTCTGCGGCGATTACGACCAGCAATAAAGTTTCAAAGATTTATTACGTGGGACAGACAAAGATCACCCTTATTACAACGGGAGACAAAATTGGAACGGCGACCGCCGCACAAGGATCCATTCAGGCGATGGTTCTTCGGAACCAGATTCGCGGGGTGGGTTTTGATAACGTTGAACTCGATCCGACCAAACACGACAACATCATTCTTCCGAGCCCGAACGCCGTCGCGCCGGCTATTTTCGCACAGATTATGTTCACGCAGTCGATGTTGATGACTCTTTAATAACTATCGAAGGAGAAACGTGAGTGTATACATCAGCTAATTGGCCGGACCTCCTGGAACCAGGTCTTCGGAAGGTGTTTTCCGACGCGTGGTGGTTGGAGCAGTTGCAAGCTATCGCGCCTATTCTTTTTAACATCCAGGATTCCATGAAAGCCGTTGAACATGACTTGGAAGATGGCGACATCTTGGACTTTGCTCCGTTTTCTGGACAGGTCCAGTATGACGACACGGGAGAAGGATACAAGACCAACTACACGCACGCGCAATTCTCGCGTGGCATGAAAATTGAGCGGGCCTTGGTGGATGATGATCTCTATCGCGTCATCGCTCGTAGGCCTCAGAAGCTCGGTCTGGCTGCCTTCCGGAAACGCGAGACGGACGCAGCGAGCGTCTTTAACAACTCCTTTAATTCGGGGTTCGTTGGCGGAGATGGTCAATCGTTAGGTTCTTCGGCGCATCCATCCAATAATGGTGGACCCAGTCAATCGAATCTGGGAACGACCTCGGTTTCGCCGACTGAGGTGGACAATGCGCGGATCAAGATGAAAGGGTTCCTGACCAATAGAGGAAACTTTCAGACAATTCAGCCGGATTTGCTTTTGGTTCCGATGCAACTTGAGACGTACGCCTTTGAAATCATCAATTCAAACGGGAAAGTGGATACGGCCAACAACAATCCGAACTTTCACCGGGGCCGGTACAAGTTGGTCGTCTGGGATAATTACTTGACTTCTGGAACGCACTGGTATTTGATTGACTCGAAGTTGATGAAGGAATTCCTCCTCTGGTTCGACCGGATCAAGCCGGAATTCTACAAGGATTCAGAATTCGATACACTGGTCGCAAAATTTGCTGGTTATATGCGCTATTCTTACGGATGGTCCGACTGGCGTTGGATCTACGCAGAGAATAGTTGATGGAAATTCCTAGCGCATATTGGGCTGGTTTCTTTGACGGTGAAGGAAATATTTACTTCGCTAGAGATTTAGTCCATATGAAGGTTGGTATTTCTCAGAAAGAAACTAAAACTCTCTATCTTTTAAAGATGAGATTCGGCGGATATATAAGTCGTGTTGGTGGAAAATATTCATGTGCTAGGTGGGAGATTGGAGGGAAAAGAGAAATTGTTAAATTTCTGGAAACGGTTCGTCCGTATCTAATTGTTAAAAAAGTAGAAGCCGAAATTGCTCTTGAAGCTCTTTCAGGATGGAGAGAAAGCAGCAATTATAAAAATGGTCTAAACGGACCGCTTCCTCAAGAAGAACTTGATCGTAGAAAATCCTTGAAAGATAAATTCGATGCAGATAGAGCGAATCCAAAACTATTTCCAAACGTAAGGGAGATCCCCAATGCCTAGACGAACACTTGCTTCATTACCGGTTATGGACCCGACGAAATCATCTCCTGATCGTCCTTATGAACGGGTGGTCTCTTCGGACGAGCAGGTGGAACGCATCACCCAGAAGTTGGGCTATGCAGAACGTCAGTCATTGGTGAATCAGATCGCGTCAATTGAACGCAGCATGGAAAAGCGGGAACGTGGAACACCAGATGATCCACGGGTCTTGAAACAACTCTATCAGATGAAAATGCAGTTGGCTCATGACGATGAACTGGCTTTTCAAGGAGACGACAAGGACTGGGCGAAGAAAGAGTTAAACGAGATTGAGTCAGTGCTGGTAAAGGAAATGCCCTCTAAAAATGAGATGTGGCCTGCCAACGGATCGGCGAATGCCATTTCGGTCAAGGCCAACGCCTTACGTCATCAGCAAGCCTTCGAGAGGAAATATCACAACCAGACTCCGACTGCGCCTCCGACAGGAAACATGGTTTTGAGGTGGCAGGAGCTACGGCGGCGCCTATACCCTGACGATCCAAATGCCCATAATTTGGATAATATCCGTCCCGATCGACATCCTGGAGAGCTATCTTGAAGGAGTTGTCCATGACAAGGTTTCTTTGTTCCGTTCTAATCGGTCCGCTTCTGTTGGCTTTTTCGACGTTATCATTTGGAGCTGGCGTTATCGATCTAGAGGACCTCTGTACGGGACCCAATCAGACCAATTGTCCTTGGAAAGTTTCCTCAACTGGTGCTTTAACTGCCGGCGGCACATTAACATCAACGGCAAGTGGAACGAGTTCTTTAACGGGCGGATTGTCCGTTTCGGGCGTGACGATCGCGAATCCTCCCGCGATTGTGAGCATTTCGACCACCAGTCTCATTACGATCACTGCTCCTTACGAACTACTCGTATCGACTGGAAACGCACTCACTTTTGGTACCAACGGAATCATTCCGTACATTACGGGTCTCTCGACGACTTCCGTCGCGAATGGAACTTACGTCGTCTTGGGATCAACCTCTTCCGTTTCGACGGTGACGCTTTCCAGTGGAACCACTTACGTCAACGGCGGTCCTCTCTATCTCGGCGCCATCACTCGGACTTTGACCAACAAGGACCGCATTGGTCTGATCTACGATGCGACGTTGAACGCTTGGGTTGAGGAGTGGTACCAGTAGTCCTTTGAGGCCTGATGAAGCGTCTCTTGTTGGCTTGCACGCTTCTGGGAATATCGACACAGACTTCTTGGGCTTCGCTCGCAGCCTCTGACCTTATCACCAGAGCCAGAACTCTGCTCAAAGACGGTTCCAGTGCAACGAACCGTCAGCAATTTTCCGACGCACAGTATCTTTCCTGGGCTTCCGATGGACAACGGGAAGCCAACGCCCAGAACTGGTTACTCGTCACTTCCACGACCTTTGCGTTGTTCGGGGGAACGACCGAATACGCCATGCCGGCGGACTTTCTTTTTCCTGTTCGCGTCTGGTACCAGCAGGTCGGTCAGCCCATGACGAAATTGCCCGCCACTTCCTTTAACGATCTCGATGCGAAGAGTCCAGGCTGGTATAACGTCACGGGAACGCCGATCAATTATTATGTCGATGAAAGCACGTCCACGGCCTATTTGGGATTCTATCCGGCTCCTACCGCAGTCTCCACGGGCCCCGTCATTGTTTATTACCTGCAAAGTACGGTCGATTTATCCGCTTCCAATGAATCGGCTCTTCCCTTTAACAGTTGGACCATTATGCAACCCTACGTTTCCGCTTTGCCCTATTACATGGCCTACCGGGGATACTTAACGTTGGAAGAGGTGGAACTGGCTAAAGAATACCTGAGTTTCTGGACGACGTTTCTTTTGGTCATGCGCCAAGGTATCAACCGCCAACCTGATTTTAACCCGCCAGGCGCGGCGCTTCGGTCTGGAAACCCGACCGGCATGGGCGGCGTGGGAGGTTACTAGGTGTGTCGAAAATTCGTCGTATGCTTGTTTCTTGCCGCTCCCCTTTTAGCTTCTCCTGAGAAGACTCATCAGGTTTATAACTTCACCAAAGGGGTTGATACTTACCATTCCAGCCTTAGCCTTCCGGACGGATACGTCCAGAATTCATTAAACGTCCTCTTTGACGATAAAGGACCCGTTTCAAAACGAAAAGGGTTCACAACAGTGTTTTCATCCAATGCTTATTCCGGACAGCAACTGTGGTCCTATACCGATCCCACGAATACCTCTTGGATCATTGTGAGGGATTCAGATGAGATCATTGCCAATAACCTGACTAGTTCGACGAGTGTTCTGATCTCGACGGTGTCTTCCAACAATGTCGTTGGTTTTACAACTTCTCAAGGGAACGCTTATTTTGTGGATCAGACCCAAGGAGTGTACTACTGGAATGGAACGGCGACGACCTATGTCGCGTCGTCTCCCAATGGTTCGCTCATGGCGCAATGGCATCAACGGGTCTGGATTTCAGGAGCCGCCGTCCCGAACGGAAACCAGCTCTATGGCTCAAAGTTGGGTGATGGAACGGTCTGGACCGTAGGTCCAAATCCTAATGATCCCGTGCAGTTAACGGTTGGCCTTCAGGATAATTTCGATAATATAACGGCCCTCTATCCTTTTCTCGATACGCTTTATATTTTCAAGCATTTTCTCACCTACGCAGAATACGGATTCGATCAGACCAATTTCCAGACTTCGTTCATTACCCAGGAATGCGGGTGTATCGATCAAAACTCGATCCAGACCTATCTGGGGGGCCTGAAGTTCGTTTCCGAAAGAGGTCTTGAAAATTTCAATGGATACACCTGTACAAGGATTGGCGATTGTCTCAAAGACAAATACGATCAGTCGATTCTGGCGCAGGGTGGTTTCTCGCTTCAATCCTGGGTCCAGCAATCACAAGCAGACTGGCAGGCAGGAACGATTACGCCTCCTGGAAACCTTTCTACAACGGCACTGGTTCCTTCACTCGTTCTTTCAACCCAAGCTGCTTTCTCTGGGACGGATAATTCGCAAGCGAATTGGCAGGCTGGAACACTTTCTAATCTTGATGCCACTACCAATTCGCCGAATCTTCAATTATCAAAAACGTATGGAAGTTCTTTTATAGATCAATCATTTACGTCACAAACTTCGTTCAATCGTATTTGTAATTCCGGTTGTTGTTCAGGTTGTCTATGTTTTAACGATTTGGCTCAAGCATTCACTACCAGTTCATCAAATCCCCAACAAATAACCTCTGTCGAAATCTACTGTACACAGGATTTTGGTTCACCAACCTATACCGTTGATATTAAATCAGACAGTAGCGGATCACCTGGGACAACATTGGTATCAGGAACATTGACTGGATCAAATTGTGGTTCTCCTGGAAATTATAATTGGGTGTCAGTGTCTATTTCCCCTACGAATTTAAGCGCTTCGACTCAGTATTGGATTTATATTGAAGCGGATTCAAATGTTGGTCAATCAAATGATATTGCATGGGGAGAGGGTCCTGGAAGTGTCAGTATTCCTTCTTTTAGGCAGGCATGTTCACCTCAAGTACAAAGTAATTATGCATACGATTTTAAGGAACATATTCAGATTCAGAATGCCTATACAACAACAGGGGCTATTACTTCGAGAGTCTTTGACGTTGGAACTACGACAAATTCCTATTTATTCAACTGGGGAACTTTTAATACGACTGAGACGGATAATGGTCAGACCATTGTTTATGAAACGCAGGTCGCCAGTTCTTCTTTCGGTTCATGGGATTCACCCGTGACCGTCAATCCAGGTGGTGTCATCGGATCGGCAACCCGAGAGTTCATCCAGTATATTGCCAGCTTCACAACCACCAATTCCCAACAGACGCCCGTCTTAAGCACTGTCACTATGAATACTTCGGTTCTCGAAAGGTCTTCAGGAACCATCAAATCTCAAATTCACAATTTCGGAACCATTAATTCCTTTGGCAACTTTTCAGTCTCTGATATTCTAAACAACGGTAACATTTTATTTTCGATATGTATCTCCACAAAATCCGATTTGACTTATGACACGTGTTCTCAGAATCAAACTCCCAATGCTCAGATTTCTTTATCGACCGGAACGGGTGGTACGGGAACTTATGAGCAGTGGTATGCTTCTTTTACAGTTACGAATGCGACACAGACACCGACCTTGCAGTCGGTGACATCTCAAGCGTTCGCAGGGAAGAAAGCTTCTCCAATATCCTCAACGGTCTGGGATAATCGATATTGGGTCTCTTTAACGACGAATACCTCCGATTCTGGAAATGACGCTGTCTTGATTTACGGGCCCACGGGGGCGTGTGGCGTGTTTGATATCCACGCGGGCGGGTTTACACAGTCCAAGAATAGTCTTTATCACTCGGATAGTCGTGGAACTGGACTGGTCTACTTGGATAACCAAGCCTACGCAGACAACGGAAATCCGATCATCGCCTTTATCCAGACGAAGGATTACTGCGAGGAAGGCCCCGCCAAAGACGATTACTACGAGTCTCTTTATCCATCGATGGATAACTTGGGAAATTACAATATGACGATTGGTTACAATATAGATCGCAGCACGCCGACCTTCTCGCTCTCATCCATCAATCAGACGGAGTTTTACGGCAACACGTCGATCAAGATTCCATTTGTCCAAAACGCCACCAACCAGAATTTCGGGAAATGCATCAACTACACGTTCACGGAGTCCGATGCAAACAGTCCGTGGATATTCTATGGTTTCACCGACAGCTATCATGAAAGGCAACTGCAATAAGAATTCGTGATTGGAGACTTGTTTTTGCCATTCTGTGCCTGATTGGATTAGTCGAATCCTGCTTTAGCGTGACGCAGGGACCTTCTCAACAGCCTCTTTTACCTTCTAACGATCCAAACATACAAAGAGACTTGCAGGACCTCTATCAGGAAATAAAGAACGTCCCCAACGGGACCTATAAATCTTCCTCCATGACGTTGCAGGGCGTCACTCTATCGTCCGTTACGGTGAATAATCAGATCGTCTTCGGAGACGGATCAAAACAAACCACGGCTTTCTTAGGAGCCGCTTTTTATGATCGGGGTGATCCTGGAGCGGCTGATTTCTTGAGTTTTACGAATGATTCTCTTTGGCATACTCTTGATCTCAGTTCGATTGTTCCCTCCGGAGCAACCGCCGTCTCTTTGAAAGTGTCTTATGCCGCGACTCGGAACGGCGGAGGCTCTTATATTGAGCTTCGAAAAAATGGGAATTCCAACACGATCAATGTTGGAATCATTTTTACGCAGGTGGCTAATAACGTTATTTCCGGAGACATGGTCATCGCGGTCGATTCAAACCGAAAAATTCAATATCTCGCGCTTTCTGGAGACTCAATCGACAGTGCTGAAGTCACCGTCAAAGGCTGGTGGAAATAAGGAGACTTTATGGCTCAAAACCCTAACGACGTAAAAAACAATGTCCTCGAAGCTTTCGAGTCTTTCGGGTATACCCCTTCGGAAGCGGAACTTCAGGAATTTATAAACGTGGACTGGACTGGCATGGGATCGGGAGCCATCGCTAATTACGTTCAGGCGATGCAACAGTTGACGGGCGCGGAAGGTCTTATCAAAGGAAATTTGCTTTCCGAACAGCAGGCCAGTCAGATGTATCAGAATTTATCCAATATTCTGGAAACCCAAGGGACGGAAGCCTACAATCAAGCCGCAAATATTTTCACGCAAGCACCTCAACTCTTTGGGTCGCTTTCTCCCGATCAAGTGGATACTTATCTTCAACCGCTCAAACAACAGTTTGGTTACGCGACCGGACAAGTGGAGGGTGACATTGCCGCTCGGGGTCAGACAGGTTCTTCCATTGAAGGAACCGCGCTTGGTCAGCAAGAAAACCTCTTTAAACAAAACGTTCTTTCCACGGGCCTTGGGGTCGGAATGCAACAGCAGGCACAACGGGCCGCGATCCTGCAAGCGTTGGGGAGTGGAAAATTAGGATTGTCTGGAACCTTTGGTGGTCTGGGCGCGAATTACAGCGGTTTAGCGAACCAATCAGCGGGTCAATACGGAGATTTATCACAGGTCATCGCGGGTCTGGGACCCTCTCTTGAGAACATGGCGATTGGCCAGAAAGCGGCTTATAATGCACTGAACCCACCGCCTGGACCGAGCGCGTTCGGATCGTTCCTTGGAACAGGTTTGGGATTCCTGACGGGTGGTCCAATTGGAGCCAACATCGGAGGTAATATCGCCAGTTCCATTACTGGAAATCCGATGGGCGCAAGATTGGGTGCGTCGGTCGATCCGCTGTCGGGACTCTTAGGCTTGAATCAGACGGGAGCTTATGGTGGTCAAGGTCAAGGATACAATCCTCTACAAAGTATCGCTCTTCTGAATCTGCTTCGGGGAGGCGGCGGTGGCGGGGGATCAGGGAACTATATCGGTGGTTTAGACAGCGCGGGAGCGACGGAAGGTTTACCAGCAGCCGGCGCACTAATGTAGGAGGTTCAGATGGCAATTGATTTCAACACGGCACCACTCGGTCTCGCCGTTCAGCAAGGAGAATCGGAACGCCGCGCGAAGATCGGTCAGGAAGAAGTGACTCAACAAGCTCTCGAAGCAGGTCAACAGTCCGTCCAGAAAGCGATTGCGGAAAGGCAGAAGCAGATTAAGATTACTCCACAACTGGCCGAAGGGTTGTCGGATGTCACGGGTCAGGACTGGAAACGGATGGTCGGAATGACTTGGGATTCTCAGCATCTCTTTGGACTGGTGACGGGTTTGACTCGCGAAAAAGCCATGAGGGATGTCGCAGGGATCAGAGCCAAGACCGCAGAAGATGTTGAAACAAAGAAGCTCGAAGGCGAGAAAGATATTCAGACAATGAAAGATACCAGTGCAGAGAATGTCGCAAGGACGAA